GCGGGCGCCAGTGCCCGCAGAAGTGTCGTTTGTCGAGGAGCTGGAGACCTTAAGGACGGTGGCGGCGCTCAGGTAGCTATAGAGTCCGCCCTCCGCCCAAATGGTCTCCAGAATCTCATCGACATCGGGGTTGAACCCAAACTTGAAGATCGTTTTGTGATAAGCAATCTGCCCACGGGCGACTTGAAGCTCAAACGGTTCGGTCTTACCCGTTCTGCTTATGGATGAGACTTGCCCCATTTGAGCCTCCGGTTAGTAGTTCTTGATCAGCTCAAGAACAACCATGTAAGTGTCGCCGGACGTGTGGCCGACCGTGGTGAACTGAATGTCCCCGGTCTTTCCAGATCCAGCGTTGTTGGGAATGCCGGTAAAGGAGGAGAAGTCTAAGGTCCCCTCGCTATCCGCAGGCAGCCCCATAGCGAGAACGTCTGCCGTTGCATCAAACAGAATATTGACGCCCATCCCTGCCGTCACATACCAGACCTTGTTGATCTGTACAGACGCGCAGGGCGCTCCCAAGCGATTTGTTGAGAGCGCCGAGACATCAACCTTCGTGACTGCAGATTCACCAGTGCCATCGCTGACATTGGTGAACTTCATCACGGCAGTTCTCTCGCCATCAATGATGGTCTGAGAGGTGACTGCGTCAGCCATGATCTAGCCCTTAGCCCGCAGAGACCGAAAGGGTTCCAGCGTTATTCCAAAGAGCACCAGCAACGCCGGGATCAGAGGTCGGAACCACAAAGATGTTAGCCGTGCCTTGCGCGTCGAGGTCGCCGCCAACGGTCACGTCATTGCCAAAGGTGGACTGCACGGTGACAGCGCCAGTGGTGGCATTCTTGGTAACGGACTGGAAACCGCCTTCGGAGCGGACGGGGCCTTTGAACGTAGTGTTAGCCATGGGAATCTCCTGTCTTGGCTAGTGTCAGATATAGGTATATCTGTCAGGGATTAGCTTTCTTTATACGCCCCATAGCCTTTAAGCACAAGCTTCCTCAACAAGGCTGGGGCTTACAACTAAACGAGACACCTCACCATGCTTCTTATGGTAGGTAATTACTTGGGCTTCTTGTCCGCTAATAAACCCGTGTCTGCTGGCGTAACTATCTGATTCTGCGAGAGTTCTGTGCTGTTCGATGGTCATCAATGATGTCTCTTTGACATCCCTATGATGCAGGTGTCCCATGTGTCCGTAGCTGTGCTTAGTCCTTCCAAAGACTTCTCGGAACTTGGCAACAAAGACATCATCGATATTTGTGGGTCGGCGCTTGTGTCCATGATGGAAGAACAGGCTCGTGTCTCCCCATTCGTAACAATAGTAGGGATCGACCGAGGTATCGACCGTCAGCCTTGGCTCATCTTCGTAGAGGGCTGATAGCCACTCACGCATCCAGATGCTCGATACAGGGTTGTGATTACCTTCGGCCTCAATGACGTGGACCCAGCTGTACTTAGCGAGGAGCATGGCGTTGATACGCCGCCTGACCCTAATCCAAAGCCTAATAACCTTGCTGAATCTACTGTCGCTATCGAGGATATGTTTTGAAGCTGGGGTGAGATTTTCCATGCCGTCTTGGTGCAGATCGTCCCCGAGAAAACACAGGACTGCACCTTCTGCTGGAGGGGCTGCAGCTATGGCGTACTTGAACCAATTGATCAGCCTTTCCTCTGCAATGTTTATGTCCCAGTCTCCCTGCCTTGTTTCCTCTGACCAGCTGTATTGACCGAAGTGGTAGTCGGTAATGATGTGGCAGTTGATGCAGTTGTTGGAGATGTTTTTAGAGGGGGGTTTTACTGGCCTTTCTTTGGGAACGTTTTCTTTCGATGCTTCTATGAAGTCGTTTACGAGCTGCTCAAGCTGGGCGCCGTCTATCCCAGTCTTGACCCATTGCATTCGCGGCTTGCCTTCCTCGTCATAAAGGGTGCTTGTACCCTTAACAAGGAATGGAGCGGGGGCCGGGTGATTTAGATCATACTCGGGCGCAAAACCCATCTTGGCTGCTCTGGCTTTTACTCTCTCTATAGCGTTTCGAACGGTGTTGTAGTTCTTCCCGACTTGCGCGGCAGCAGACTTCAAGCCACCAGTGCTTAGCACGGCATTGACGTACTCTTTTTCCTGATCAGACACACAGTACTTGAGTAGCTCTTTCGGATAATGACCCGGAAGCGGCATCGATTCTCTCCCCCGAGAGACTGCTTAAGCGTTGCTTTTACATCATTTGTTTAAACAGATCAAATTAGTGGCTGATTCTTCAGGCAAAAAAAAGGGCCCCCGAAGGGGCCCTAAGCAGTACCTTAGGCAGCGCCGGGCGAGCCGTAGATACCAAGCGGATCACTCACGCCGAAGCTGTAACGCTCGCGAGCGCGGTAACGCACGTTGCCGGTGTTGAAGTCACCGTCCATCGAGGTGGTCATGGGAGACCGCTCAAAGTGCTTCATACCGTTCGGCACGTCGGTGATGATGAACCACGCGTCCGTGTCGGTGAGGTAGTGGTTGACAGCGTAGCCGTCCGGGATTGCGCCCATGTTCCGGATAGCGTTGATGTCGTTGTCTGCCGTGCTCGTGCGGAGAGTGGTCTCCAAGAGACGGTCAGCGGTGAACATCAGCGCCGGGGGAACGATGAGACGCACGGGGCGAGCCGAGATCAGCAGGCCCTTCTCGTCTTCGTAGGCAGCAATGTCGATGATGGCTTGCTCAAGAGAGGTCTCGTTGAGGTCAGCCGCCACAGACGGACGGTTGCTGTTGGTGCCACCGGAAGCAAGGGGATGAGCCGTGCTGAACAGGGTCACACCATCGCCAGAGTTGTACGAGGTGAAACCATTGTTCAGGCGGCTAGCAGCCTTAACCTGCTTCGTGTAGGCCATGGAACGAGCCAGAGCCTTGGTGTAACGAGCAGAGAGCGTGTCATAAAGATTATCTTCCATTGCCTCCTCGGTAATAGAGAAAGCCAATGCCACGGTCTCGTGATCGTAACGAGCAGTGAACGTCTCTTGTGCGGAGTCGAAGGAGACTGCGCCGCCTTCGCTCTTCACCGGAGCCGCCGAGAACCCAGCAAGCTTCACTTCTTCTTCGAAGCTACGCTCGGAGGATTCCGTCTCGTAGATCATGGTGTGCTCGTCTTCGTACTTCTCATACTCCAGACCAAAAAGAGCGTTAAGCCCCGGCAGGAGTTCCTTCAGCATTTGAGCGCGTGAAATCGCCATTACTCAGACTCCTTATACGCCGGTCGTGTTGTCGTACTGATGCCCGGCATTGAACTTAACCAGAACGTCGGTGTAGGCATCGCCCACAGCGCTGTCCGGGCCGTCCACGAAACCGAGGATCCGCACGGGGAGGGTGTTGGTCGTTGCGATAGAGGAAGCATCAACAGCGTTCTTGCTGTTCCCAATCGCAGTCGAACCAGCGGTTTGCACCACAGCAGCGTTGTTGCCAAGTGCAGTCTGAGCGAGCGTGTCGTCAGCTTGCATCTGGAACACCACAGACGGGTCATCAATCACGTAGGCAACTGCATCAGATGCCACCGTGCTTGCGGGCCAGTACTGGCTGTAGGTCGGCTGACTGGTATTCGGATCGGTGTAGAAACAACCGACAAAAATACCAACCGGGGTCAGAGTAGTGGTACCAGTGTCCTTCTCGACGGTGCCGGTGTTAACCAGCTTTACGAAATCGCCGTAGAAGATTGCGGTGCCATAGCCGGAAGCGATGCTGATCTGGCGGATTTTATTAACAAACCCTGCACCAGCCAGCGTATCAACCGGACGAGCACCATACGGAGCGGCAGTCGTCGCCATTTTTTAAGACTCCTATACGGTCAAGAATCCCCTCGGGAGACCCGGGGGCCGAATGAGGTTTCTGTACGCCGCTCCGGTTTATGGAGGGGCATACGGGGATCTCCCTGACGCATGTAGTCTTGGTCAACGGACGCTAACTGCCTCTCAGCAAGTTTGTCGTAGTGATCTTGGCGTTGGCTCATCATCTCGGCAGGGCACTTGCAAAGAAGCAGCCCTCCGATCTCAATGCCATCAGGATAGCGACTATCCAGATCGCTTTGAGCATGTAGCTCGGGGTGATCCGAGCCCGTCACCGGACGCCAGCCCTCACGGAACTTTTTGGAGACATTTGAGTTGTCCGTATTCCCTCGTGCCGAGGTGCGAATCCAGCGGAAGACCCACCCATCTCGGGGGTCAGGTACTGGTAGCATCCCCTGCGGGACCCACTTGTCAGGAGTGCGCGTTTGCTCTTGTCGAGTTTCGCGGGTACGGGGTGTGCGCTCGCTAGTCATCGCTGGGCGTCCTTTAGCATCTGCTTCGCATATTGATCATTGGTTAAACCAAGTCTTTTCGCGATAGCTACTTGTGTGCGCGTCAAAGTCACTTTACTGGGACGGCTGCCGTTATTACGCGCACTAGGCGCAACGGGAGGCGTCTGCGCTCGACGGGAAACCTGACGCGTTTGGTTATCCTCGTCTGCGATATCTACCTGCTCACCGAAATATTCCGGAAAGCGTTTATGCATCTCTGCATCAATTGTCTCATAGTATTGATCAGAAGTCGGGTCAATACCACCCCTAACTAGCTTCTCATGAATACCGTATGCAGTAGCCGTCATATCAGGATGTTCGGGCGAATTAAACCATCCCTTATTACGATCAGCCCAGCTTTGTGCTTTAGGGTCTGGGCGCCGTACCTGAGGTTGCGGCTGCTGATATTGTTGCGGCGTTTGAACCGGAGGCCGGGTTTGAAGCTGACGCTCATAGTTATCAGCTTCCCGAAGCTCAAACTGAGCCTTATTGAGGATGTCCTGCGCCTCAATAATCTTATCGGGGTCCCCAGTGTCATACGCCTGACGATAACGGTTCTTT